TGGGCATCTGGATATACATCCATCATCATTTTAGCACCCTCAAAGGCACCACGATACATGAGATACATACCATCCCAAGTAAATTCTTCTTTCACAAATGCAGTCATAATTAACCTCTTTCTCTCAACTTACATATACAGTATAGATGTTCTTAAAGCATAAGTCAAGCGGTTTCACTAAAAAAAGCTAAAAAAAGCCCCTGTAGAAACAGGGGCTTATCATTTTTCTGCGGCAAAATATCAGATTTTTAGCGTTTTTTTGCGGCTAACTGTGCTGAAATCCACGCTTTTGCAAGGTGATTCGATACTTTTTTCTTAACCAACATTGCGATTCGCTTCCACACCTTTTCAAAGACATCCTCACCAGCATTATTGTTATCAACGATAATCATATTTGCTGTTCCAAATAGTCTCTGGAATTTACCGATATTTTGTTGAACTGCATTCCACATCTTTTCGACTTCTTTTTCTGGCAGGGTGCGAGAACGCATTCTGTTTCTTTCCTGTGCAGTATCGAGCGATGTGTTCACGAAAATCATATAGCAATCATATCCAATATTCTTGAGGCCTTGAACCTGTCCGGCAATCTTGTCATAGTCCTTACCAGTTCCATCAATGATAAGTCCTAGTCTACCATCCAAGAAGTTACTTTGCATACGCTTGGTAACTCCCTTTGCACGCCCACGAATCTCTTGTCCTTTATCAGAGAAGATATCTTCAGGCGTAGCAGATAGTCCAGCATCCTTCAACATTTTTTCATAGATGTCATCACTGTTGACAATCTTCATGCCCAGTCCACCAGTTGTTCTACGAACAACATAAGACTTACCAGAGCCAGGGCCTCCAGCTAGGAAGATTGCTTTGAATATATTGGGGTCATAAACCCCCTCTTGCAGTTCCGTAAATGTTTTCATTTTGTAGTCCTAACAACTCCATAGTTTGTTTTCGATATATTTCTTCATAGTATTTAGTATCCTCTTTTTCCTCAACCTCTACTCTTCTGTTGATTTGCTTTTGAAACGACATTTTTTGAATACGGTTTTTGAGTTTTGAAGTCATGTTTACCTCTTTTCTGGTTAGAATTAAATCATAACAAAACGAGTTGTTTTTTGGCCCTCCTTAAAATACGATATCGCCAGGATCAGCAGATCCTCTTGGGATAATCTCTTCTGTTGAATTGCCACCATCTCTGGCTGTTACACCACTTGATGGATATGCTACTTGAACTGTATCACGAATACAATCCAAGTGAATTTCGTGTTTCATTTGTCCAGCGCCCTTTCTAAACTCATGTTTAAGGTTTCTAACTAGATATCTGCCAGTTAGATAAGGGTCTTGAGCTGATTGTGTGCCTGTCTGGTTCTTCAGAATGATACCCACCAAATCACCAGCCTGAATGGTCGTGTTGCCAGGCACCTTTATTCGTAGGCTGATGGCAGCATCTAGTGATGAAAACCTAGACTTTCTTTTCTGCAACCACAAGTCTGTTCCTCTGTAATTGTTTGGTTGACCATGTGCTGGGTCAAACAATCCTTCTTCTACCTCTCGTTCAATGGCTTGAACATGAAGAATAGAGTTTGGATAATCTGAAATCTTATTACCATACTCATCTTGAGCTTGTGATGCGACAGGCGCTTTACCAGAACCATAATTGTTAAACTCATCTACATGAATGTTTTTGTCAAAGTCCTCCAAGTAGTTATACTCATAGTGTTTATAAGACTTGTTGAATACATCTACCAAAAGTAGATTAGAACCATACATTCCAGCTCGTGTATTCAAAACTGTGTCAGTAGAATTCATTATCTCATAATCAAGGATGTTTGTCAAGTTGCGTGCTACATTATCTACATCTTCATTTGGAGTGACTTCTTTGAAAATCATACGAGGATTCTTCCTGTCCATCATACTGTCGATGGTTCTGAAGTAATAACCCTTGATAGTTTCATAGAATAAAAAGGTCGGAGCAAAGTTATATTCTTTTGATAGACATCTTCTAGCAATAGAATTGATAAAGTCAAATGGACGCATATTAGGCGCTACCATTTTGAATAAGTTAGTAGTCTCTTCGTAATACAACTCTTTTTTGGAGTTGAGTAGTTCTGGATCACGAATAACTTTCTTAATGATTTCCTTTGCAGGCTCACCAGTGTATGATTGAGAAACACGAATACGATTGTTTCTCACTATCTCACCAGTAGTAAAGGATAGACTAAATGTCTTTGTTCTGTCGTTAATGTTAGTGGAAGAGTTTACTTTGAAGACATGAAGAGGCGTATCAGAGAAGTTGATAGCCATAGTTCTATCATTCTTGTCATCAGCATTGGGTGTTACAAGAACAAGTTTAAGTTTCTCTTGTCCAACAATTGATGCGTTGGCAGTCAAATTGTTAGTATCAACAAAAGAGATGTTTCCAGTAATAGAATTTCTGAATATATCCTCAAAGATAGAAATTGAAGCAAGTTGTTCTTTTAAGTCAAGCTCCAATCCACCAACAGTGCATAGGACACATTCATCAACAATATATTCACCAGCGTATTGAATCTTCGCCATTATATTATCCGTTCATTTTGTTTTTGAATTCGTTTTTAATTTGTCCAATGAATCTTGGTTGAATGAGTCTAATCCTTCTTTTCTGCTCTTGTATTGCTTCCTCATATTCGTAGTTGGTAACTGCTGTAGCACCAACTGGAATAGTGGTCGCACTTTCATTTGGAAGTTCGATGGTAATCGTTGTATCTCCAGATTCTTGTGCATACTCATAATGATGAATTGCATCAATATCATCATATTTTGATTTGACATATCTTTCAAACTGATCTGTAGTCATAGGCCAGTCTGTGTAGAAATCCAATATATCATTTGTCAAAAGAATTACCCAATGTAGTTCAGGCTCGCCATAAAACTCATTGGCAATGTATTCAGGCGTTTCGCCAGATTTCACATCATAAAAATCAAAGTTCACATAATTCCTTTTCATGTAATCTTTGAATCTTACTCTTCTAGTAATATCTGTCATTGTTTGTTGAACGCCATTACCACGCACATCGTATAATACTTTTGGAAACTGTTTGAAATAAGCCATATGTTAGTATCCTGCAGCAATTCTTTCTTTTGTGATGATCTCCAATTCTTTGAATTGTAGTGTCAACTGTGTCTCTACTGGTTGATCGTCAACAAAAAACTGTGTTCTCTCTCCACCATATTGAACTTCAACGCTTTCCAAAACTGATGTAGATATCTTGTGTAGATGTATATTTGGTTTATATTCAATATCAAATGTTGATGGAGCAATCATTGTTCTACCAGATAAATCATTGCCTTCAATCTCTGGCATTGCATGAAATCTAAATGCTGTTACAATATCTTCGATGGCCTGCGCTTCTTCTGGCGAGGTAGGAAGCATCTTAAATGTAAATGAAAAACTTCTTCTGTCGATACCTTCAAACTTCATTTCTGTTCTGTTGTTGGTAATCTTGCCTGTAGAAATCTCAAATGCAGCACGAGCGCCAGGAGCAATTGTTGCATCAGCAGCATCTAAAGCTGCAAGTCCTAGTGCCTCACCACCTTCACTCAAGGCGTCTGCACCTAGTTTCTTTGCAATATCTCCCATAGAGGTATTTTCATTGATTGTTTTCAAAGCACTTGATGCTGCAGCAACCAAAGCACCTATTTCCTGTTCACCATAATTTGCTTTATGTGATACCGAAATCTGTGCAGGCATATAAAGGGCAATTGCCTGTGACAATCTTTGTGTTGGTGCTCTTTTAATAGACAGTGTTGTTGCTTCTGTGCTATTACCATCTAATCCATTAGCATTAGGCGCAACTGCACCATCTCCAAAATTGATTTCTGATTTGGCTTGTTTGTTGATAAAGAACATAACATAGTGTTCATGTCTTTTCATCGTGCCCAATTCCTTTGGATACGATATAAAGTTGCTGCCAATAGAACCTGAACTTGTTCTTACAACTGTTGGTAAAAGCGCCATATAAATAATCCTATAACCTTGTGAAAGTATTTATATAGTTATGGCATACTCTGGGCGTTACATTCCATCAAAACCACAAAAATACAAAGGCGATTCATCTAAGATTATTTATCGCAGTCTTTGGGAACGGCGCTTTATGGTGTATTGTGATAACAATGATAACATACTTGAGTGGGGTAGTGAAGAGATTATTATTCCCTACCGCTCGCCACTTGATGGTCGTTTCCACAGATATTTTCCTGATTTCTACATCAAAGTTCGTCAAAAGGATGGTAGCATCAAAAAGATGATTATTGAAGTCAAACCAAAAGCACAATGCGGGCCGCCAAAACAACCCTCTCGTAAAACCAAACGATTTATCAATGAAGTTCGCACATGGGGCGTAAACAAAGCAAAGTGGGAAGCTGCGATTGAGTGGTGTAAAGACAGAAACATGGAATTTAAGATACTCACTGAGGATCATGTTGGTTAGTTCGTATAAATAGATGTATGACGTACTTTGATGACTTGCTAGAAAAAACGGGCGGCAATGAACGCTCAGTTCGTTGGTTTAGAGATAAAATCAACGAACTTGGTGTACCGCCAACAGGACAACTTATTAGAGAGGGGTTGGTTAGTCAACGCCCCGTATATGGTCGTATGAACTTTTTCTTTTATGATCCAAAGGGAAAAAATGAATTGCCTTATTATGATAGGTTTCCGTTAGTTATGCCCATTGGAATTATGCCCGAATCTAGAGAAGGATTTGTTGGACTGAACTTTCATTACTTATCTATACCAATGAGACTGAGGTTACTAAATGTGATTGCAGAATATGCAACAGATGATAGAATGGATGACAATACAAGAATTCGTCTGACATGGAATCGTATTAAAAGAAATCCATTAGTCAAACCAACAGTTAAGAGATATCTTGCAAGTCACGTTA